GGCTCTCGCCACCCTTCTGAGGTATCCCTCGGCCTCATGTTAATTCGGGGTTTGACACCCGAATGAGGCTTGTTATGAAACCTATCGACCGGTACCTGACGGCTAAGCGCACGCAAACTCGAACCACAACCTTCGGCTCTAACTCAATGACAAATACAACTGTCGCTGAAGTTACCTCTGGTCGTGAACTCGTAGTTTGTCCTGCGTCGAACCTAGGGGACCGACGTCTGCCTACTCCGTGGTCATATACCATTGAGAAGTCCACAGACTATGTCGGGTCGTACGTGAGTATCTCTGATTACTCGGGCGGTAGTGGAGTAACTTGGACCGATGTTATATCGATCCAGGGTATTATCCACTCTAATCGGATTAGCTTCGCTAGTCCGCGTCCGACCGTGGCTTATAATAAAGCCGTGGCTAATTTGTATGACGAGATTCGCGGCACTAACCTAAACCTGGCTGTCGATATCGCGGAGTTTAAGGAAACAGCTGGTATGCTCAAAGGAGCCGCTGACGCCATTCGTCATCCCCTTCGTTCCGTTGTTAAGGGCCTTCAATATGGCCTTAAACATAGGAAGTTTAGTAAGGATGCGGCTGGCGCCTGGCTTCAATACGCATTTGGCTGGGCCCCGCTCTGCGAATCCCTAAGCGGTTTGATCGATGTCACACGTAAGCTTGAGAATCACCCCTTTAAGGTTAAAGGGGCCTCTTGCGCGGTTGACAGTCTGTCCGATCACCTCGTGGAGGGAAACGTGCACTATTATTCTAGTAGTCGCACGAGGGCATGTTATAGGATAGGTCTCACCTATAGCGTTAATAACTCTTTCAATGCGACGCTTGCGTCGGTCACCACTTTAGATCCTTTAGCTATTGCTTGGGAACTTATGCCTTTCAGCTTTCTCGTTGATTACTTCTTCAACGTTGGTGGATTCCTCGCATCTTTAGAGAGTTCGCTAGGGGTAGGCCTGGATTTTCACTCGGGTTATATCTCCTATTTGCTGGTTAAGGAAGGTAGTGGCACGTTCATAGAACAATGGGCCGACAGTGAAACATCTGTGCTGTCGAACGGGTCCGCAGACTCCAAATCTGTTTACTTTAACAGATCTGTTGTTTACGATTTCCCGGTACCTATGCCTCCAACGTTTAACACGTCGTTGAGTTCTCGGCGTCTGCTTAACACAGCCGCTGTTCTTCGTCAACTTCTTTGAGGTATTCTACTATGCCACAATTGGCTAATGTCGTTATTAACGACGGCGCAGCGACTCCTGTCGCACGCACGTTCTCCCCTGGGTTGAAAGGCACTGATGGCATGCAGCGCTGGTTTGAAAAGACCAGCGTCAATGCTATCGGCTTCTGGACACTCGGTCAGAAGTTCCGCGAACCTCTCACCCCAAAAGGTGGCGTGCGTTCGAGCGATCAAAGTCGTATGTATCAGACTACGATCAAGGTGCAACTGCCCGTGCTTGAAACAACCTCCGCTGCAACTGGTACCGGGATTCCTCCCGCTCCTACTGTAGCTTATACCCCTTGGGTTGAGGTGACCTTCAGTCTTCCAGAACGTTCAACAGTTCAAGATCGGAAGCATTTGCGTCTGCTACTCATTAATTATCTGAGTCATGCAAATGCAGTTGCCACGATCGAACAACTTGAGCCGATCTTCGGCTAAACCTTCAGAGGGCATACATCATGTTTCGATCGTTCTCACAATCGAATGGTCCCCGTTTTCACGGACCAAAGGATGCTGGATGCGTCTTATCGGACGCATTCTACGCTCTTTGTAAGGCTGTTGACACGCCTATTAGTTTGGGGGCATGGTTGCGTTATCGTAACCGTGAGTTCGTCTCGCTGCTTTCTATGCGATTCGACCCCTTGAACTACGACACTGCGTGGGATGCCAAGGGTGACTATCTGGTCATTGAGTTCCTTTCGAAATTTAAAGGGCTTGAGACCGGGTACGACCTGAAAGCTATCGCGCTCGGCAACTTCAAAAAGGCCGAGGCTCAGTGCGCCGAGACGAATGATCGTCTTCGCAAGTGGAAGGAAGGCCGGGTTACCCCGACTGTTCCCGCTGTAGAGCTCGTAATTGAGCGAGCTCAGCGCAAAATTATCCGCTTGCTAAGCGATTGTAAACCGTCTGACGCATTGGACCGTTGTCGCTGGGGACCGGGAAGCACTGCGACCTTATCAGGTCGTTTGGCGACTCGGACTAGAAAGCTTATTGAACATAAGCTCTCGGTTTCAAGAACGGCTGCGCCCCTGTTGAGGGGGGTGATCGCATCCGATCTTCATTGGTTGCGCGCTCGCGGCATCGCGAGCGAAGGTCCAACTTACTTGTGTCCCGGAGAGTTTCATATCCGTGATCATGCTAAGATTACGACCGTGCCGAAAAACTCAAAAACTGATAGGACTATCGGCATCGAGCCAACAGGTAATATATTCCTGCAGCTCGGTGTCGGAAGCCTACTTCGCAGTTGCCTGCGCAAGGTCCGCGTCGATTTGGATGATCAGTCTACCAACCGACGCCTCGCCCGTCTTGCTTCATATGACGGAACGTTGAGCACCATCGATCTCTCGATGGCCTCGGACTCAGTATCAATCGAGTGCGTTTACGCACTCCTGCCTCTCGACTGGTGCCTGTTCCTTGACAAAGTCCGAACTCCCAAGTACAAAATTGGGAATGAGGATATAGCAATCTACCAAAAGTGGAGCGCTATGGGGAACGGATACACGTTCGAGTTGGAGTCCATGATTTTCTGGGCTCTAACGTCGGCTGCTTCAGAGATAGCCGAATGCAAAGGCAGTGTCTCGGTGTACGGGGATGATATTATATGCCCCGTTGGTTGTCACGATCTTTTAGTGGCTACCCTTTCCTTTCTTGGATTTACGACTAACGATAAGAAAACTTTTCGTACGTCGTGGTTCAGAGAGAGCTGCGGAGGTCATTATTTCCGCGGCGTTGAAATCACACCGATATACCAGAAGGAAGACTTGAGTACTGAACTCGAGTTGATACGTCTTGCCAATCGCTTGTCACGGTTGGTTCACCCTCAGCCACGTAAGTTGCGTGGCTGTGACGTTCAATGGAATGGTCGTAAATTGGAGGTTATTCGTCCAAAATACGAGACGCCAATGATAGATGATCCTCGCGTCTTGAACGCTTGGTTGTCTGTCAGACGGTCCTTCCGTACGTCGTGTTTCCAGCCGCTTTATGCGGATGGCGACGCAGGTGTGCGAGTGCCCAGAGAAGAATGGGTCCTCTTAAGTCACCAAGTCCCCGGCGGCCGATGTTGCCTTGGCCTTAAGGAGATTGGTGTTAGACGCTCGGCCTCTAACGAGGCTCTTCTGGCTTTGACTCTGCGCTTCGGTGATTCCTCCTGCCCGTCAAATGGCAAGGAGGCATCGAGGCGTGAGTAGTTCTGCGCCGAAAGCGCATGTACTACAGTCTTGAGCTGAGCGATCGAGGCTAACCACGCCCCG